TTAATATAGTAGAGCCTATAAAGAAAACTACTATTACCCGTATGAACCGAGGTAAGAAGTGGAAGTATGGTTACAATAAAGAATATGACTTAATTGTGTTATCACACAATGGTATTGTAGGAGAGATCATAGAGATACAGAATCTGGTCATAGGATTACCTAAACCACCTAAAGACGTATATAAGCATCCTAAAAGTAAATGGGTTAAACAGGAGTACCCTGAGGACTTAGAGAGGATTAAGAATATATTTGACTGGAGAGCTTACCCTGAAGATCAAAAAGAACAATGGTTCGATTATATAGACGAAGAGTTTAAAAGAAGAGAACAGGGGTTTTGGTTTACTAACAATGGAAAACCCACCTGGATAACCGGTACGCATTATATGTACCTGCAGTGGAGCAAGATAGACGTTGGAGCCCCAGACTTTAGAGAGGCAAATAGATTGTTTTATATATACTGGGAAGCTTGTAAGGCAGATAAAAGATGTTACGGAATATGCTACTTAAAGAATCGTAGATCTGGATTTTCTTTCATGTCAAGCGCAGAAACAGTTAACTTAGCCACAATATCAAGTGATAGTAGATATGGAATCCTTTCAAAATCAGGAGCAGATGCTAAAAAAATGTTTACAGATAAAGTCGTACCTATATCAATTAACTACCCATTCTTTTTTAAACCTGTACAAGATGGTATGGATCGTCCAAAATCCGAGCTTGCTTATCGTGTACCCGCTAGTAAGTTTACTAGAAAGAAGATTACGGCGAACGAAAAGCTGGAAGAGATAAAAGGTTTAGATACAACAATAGATTGGAAGAACACGGGAGACAACAGTTACGATGGAGAGAAGCTATCGCTACTAGTTCACGACGAAAGTGGTAAATGGGAGAGACCAGATAATATATTGAACAACTGGAGAGTTACAAAAACTTGTTTAAGACTAGGTAGTAGAATCGTAGGAAAATGTATGATGGGTTCAACTTCCAACTCCTTAGATAAAGGAGGGAGTAACTTTAAAAAACTATACAATGCTTCAGATGTTACCTCAAGAAATAAGAATGGACAAACAAAATCTGGTTTATATTCTCTTTTTATCCCAATGGAATGGAACTACGAGGGATTTATTGATGAATACGGATATCCAGTTTTCGATAGTCCAGATCATGATGTACTCGGACCAGACGGCGAACTAATAGACATAGGTATAATAGAGCATTGGAATAACGAGGCAGAAGGGTTAAAATCTGATCAAGATGGTTTAAACGAATTCTACAGACAGTTCCCAAGAACAACAGAGCACGCGTTTAGAGACGAGGCTAAGAATAGTATTTTCAACTTAGTTAAGATATATGAACAGATAGATTACAACGAAGGAGTAGGAAGCGCTGCAAACGTCAGTACTGGTAACTTCCAATGGATCAACGGCATAAAAGATACACAAGTTATGTTCTACCCAGATCCAAAAGGAAGGTTTAAAGTAAGCTGGACACCACCTCCTCATTTGCAGAATAAAATAATAGTTAAGAATGGAGTCAAATACCCTGCTAACGAACACATGGGAGCTTTTGGTTGTGATAGTTACGATATTAGTGGAACAGTCGATGGAAGAGGATCGAACGGAGCACTTCATGGGCTAACGAAGTTCTCAATGGAAGACGCTCCACCAAACCATTTCTTTCTAGAGTATATAGCTAGACCGCAGACAGCAGAGATATTTTTTGAAGATGTATTAATGTCCCTTATTTTCTATGGCATGCCATTACTATGTGAGAATAACAAGCCTCGTTTGTTATATTACATGAGACGTAGAGGTTACAGAGGTTACTCTATGAACAGACCAGATAAAGTATGGAATAAATTATCCGTAACAGAGAAGGAGATAGGTGGAATACCTAACTCAAGTGAAGATATAAAACAAGCGCACGCAGCAGCTATCGAGATGTACATACAAGGTCACGTGGGTCATTTAGGTGAAGGGAATTACGGAGGAGTGTATTTCAATAGAACATTAAACGATTGGGCTGGATTCGATATAAATAAAAGAACAAAGTTTGATGCTTCTATAAGTTCTGGATTAGCTATAATGGGATGCAATAGACATTTATACGCACCGAACGCAAACATCGAAAAAACAGCACTAAACATAAGTATCGCTAAGTATTCCAACAACGGCGGTTTATCTAAATTAATTAAAAAATAGTATGAGAGGTAATCATAATTTTCCAAGCCAAGTAGTTAGTGATGCAGAGAAATCTTCGCATGACTATGGGTTAGAAGTAGCTAAAGCTATAGAAGCAGAGTGGTTTGATGGAGAGATGAACGGGAGTAGTAGGTACTCTAGTAACACTAATAATTTTCATAATTTAAGACTGTATGCTCGTGGAGAGCAGTCTATCCAAAAGTACAAAGACGAATTATCTATAAACGGTGATTTATCGTATTTAAACTTAGATTGGAAGCCAGTACCTATTATACCTAAATTTGTAGACATAGTAGTTAATGGTATATCAGAAAGACAGTACTCGATAAAAGCTTACTCGCAGGATCCATTTGGAGTAGAGAAAAGAACTGCTTATATGGAGGGTATATTGAAAGACATGAAAGCTCAGGAGTTCGACGAAATGGCGAATAACTTAATGAACATGGATTTCAAGCAAAAAACAGAGGAAGATGTTCCAGAGACACAGGAAGAGTTAGATTTACACATGTCCTTGAATTACAAGCAAGCTATCGAGATAGCAGAAGAACAAGCTATTAATGTTTTGTTAGATGGCAATAAATACGATTTAACTAGAAAAAGATTAATATACGATTTAACCGTTCTAGGTATAGGGGCTTCTAAAACAACTTTCAACACATCTGAGGGAGTAGTAATAGATTACGTTAATCCAGCTAACTTAGTTTACTCTTATACAGATTCTCCGTATTTTGACGATATTTATTACGTTGGAGAAGTTAAGTCAATACCTGTTAACGAGATAATAAAGCAATTCCCAGATCTTACAGATTCAGAGTTAGAGGATATGGTAAAGGGTAACGGTAGGTACAACTCTAGAAGGAACCGTAGTTCTGGTGCGAATGAAGATAGAAATAAGATAGACGTTCTTTACTTTAATTATAAAACTTATATTCACGAAGTTTACAAGGTAAAAGAAACCTCAACTGGTTTACAGAAGTTAATAGAAAAAGATGATACTTTTAATCCTAAAGTAGATGATGGTTCAGCCTTCTCGAAATTAGGTAGAAAAATAGAATGCTTATACGAAGGAGCTTTAATTTTAGGTACTGGGAAACTTATCAAATGGGAGAAGTCTAAGAACATGATGCGTCCTAAGAGTGATTTCACTAAAGTTAGAATGAACTACTCTATAGTAGCGCCAAGGATGTACGAAGGTAGAATAGAGTCTTTAGTTAGTAGGATAACTGGTTTTGCAGATATGATTCAATTGACTCATTTGAAGCTACAACAAGTGATGTCAAGAATGATTCCAGATGGTATATACCTAGACGCTGATGGTTTAGCTGAGATTGATTTAGGTAACGGAACAAACTACACACCACAAGAAGCTTTAAATATGTTCTTCCAAACAGGTAGTATTATAGGTAGATCAATGACTGGAGACGGAGGCCAAAACTCTGGTAAGATACCAATCCAAGAAATACAGTCAGGAGGTGGTTCTAAAATGCAGAGTTTAATTGGTACGTACAACTACTACTTGCAAATGATAAGGGACACAACTGGATTAAACGAAGCTAGAGACGCGGCAACGCCAGATCCAAAAGCTTTAGTTGGAGTCCAAAAGTTAGCAGCAGCAAATTCAAACACAGCAACTAGACACATACTTCAGGGTGGAGCTTTTTTAACGCAAGATATTTGTGAATCACTATGTCTAAGAATATCAGACATATTAGAGTATTCTCCTACTGCAAACGCTTTCGTTCAAGCTATAGGATCACATAACGTAGCTACTTTAAACGAGATGAAGAACTTACACTTATACGATTTTGGTATATTCTTAGAGTTGGCTCCAGATGAAGAAGAGAAACAATTGTTAGAGAACAATATTCAGACAGCATTATCTCAACAGACTATAGATCTAGAAGATGTTATTGACTTAAGAGAGATTAAGAATATTAAACTAGCGAATCAACTGTTAAAGATTAGAAGAAAAAAGAAACAACAAAAGGATCAGCAGATGCAACAAGAGAACATGAAGGCTCAATCTGATGCTAATGTTCAGCAAACTCAAGCTGCGGCTCAAGCTGAAATGGAGAAAGCGGCGGCAATGGTAGCAAACGAGATTAAAGTGGAGACTCAAAAAGGTGAGATTAAAAAAGGTTCGTTACACGTAGAAGCAGAGGTTAAGAAAATGCTAATGGATCACGAGTTCGAACTAAACATGAGAATGAAAAGAATGGAGTTAGAAATGATTCAAAACAGAGAGGTAGGAAAAGAATTAATGAAAGAATCTAAAGATTTAAACACTCAAGACAAAGCAAATAAACATGAGTCAAAAATGGAAGACAAAAAAGCTATGAACGTAATAAAGTCTAAGGGCTTTGAGTCTTCTGGAAATGATGTTATAGGTGGAGGTATGAGATTAGGTGCGTTCGAACCTAGCTAAATAAACAGAACAAATTATTAACTATTATTATATTATATTATGGCAAAAAAAGAAGAACCAAAAGTAGATGAAAAAGTTGAAAAACTAAAAATTAAAAAACCAAAGAAGTTCGCCCCAACAAACGATGACACGGTTAAGATAGATATGTCTAAACCCGTAGAGCCAGTTGAAGAACCAATTAAGGTAGATTTATCTAAACCTGTAGAAGTAGCTGAGGTGTTACCTTCAGATATTCCGGTTATGGAAGAGGTTGCGAACGAACCAGAACAAGTTCAAGAGGTAGCTGAGATACTAGAAAAGGAAATAGTACAATCAATTGAAGCAGGAAAAGAGTTACCAGATAACGTTCAGAAGTTAATGAACTTCATGGAAGATACTGGTGGAGATTTAAAAGACTACGTTAAGCTAAACCAAGATTACTCAGAAATGGATAACCAAAGCTTATTGAAAGAATATTACAAAACAACAAAACCTCATTTATTATCAGATGAAATTGACTTCTTAATGGAGGATCAATTTAAGTACGACGAAGATGTTGATGATGAGAGAGATGTTAAAAGAAAAAAACTAGCGCTTAAAGAGCAAGTTGCCAGCGCTAAATCTCAATTGGAAGAGAACAAATCCAAATACTACGAGGATATCAAAGCTGGAAGCAAGCTAACAACACAGCAGCAAAAAGCAGTTGATTTTTTTAGTAGACACAACAAAGAGTCTGAGAGCACACGGAAGATTCATACACAAGCAAAGACAAGGTTCTTAAGTAAAACTAACGAAGTCTTCAACGAAAAGTTCAAAGGTTTTGAATATAATGTAGGAGACAAGAGT